ATCAATGACGACATTAGCACAAAATTATAAAGATGGAATTTCAATTGTTCATTTTTCTGCCGATTTTATATCCGACAAAATACCATTAGACGATTTTAAAAAACATAACACGTTTAATTTTTTAATTGAAAAAGACAAAAAAATCTTTGACAAAGAACAAATTAAATATTTGCCAACAATTATTTTATATAATAATGGCGATGAGATAATTCGAGTTGAAGCTGGTATTTCCCTAAAATTACCTGACAACACAATCCAAATAATTAGCGAACACATAGACGAAATATTGTCTAATAAATTTTAACCTATGAAAAAATTATTTATTTTATTTTTTATTCTTTTAATTCAAAATTGTTATAGCCAAAAAAAATTTTTTGGGAAATTATTAGAATATTCTACAATTTACACATCATATTCCGACACAAGTCCATTATTTCAGCCTGAAACGTTTTTTGTTACACAAGGTGGGGACGTTGTAAATATAACACCAGAAATTTCAAATGATTATTTGGTTACTTTTGGTTTAAGAAAAATAGCACGTTTCGATTATGAAAACAAACAAAATAGATTTTATGACGGAAGCGAACAAAACCAATCTTTAAATGCCAATTATTCGTCAATTCGTGGATTAGAATATTTGTTGCAATATTCCAAAGGACAACAACAAAATAGAAAATACCAAAACGAAAGATATTTTGTTCGATATTCAGCAAAATGGTGGTCGTCAAAAATTGAAATCCAAAAAAATGGATTAATAAATTTAAATTATAAATCGGCAGATTTACGTTTTAGGTTGCCAATAAAAAAATTGTCTTTGTCGTTGGGTGCAATGATTCGCACACACAAACCATTTGGGTTTTTACCAATCGACAATTATTTAGAAACTAAACCATGGTGGGAATTAGCCTACGATTATGGATATATGGATTATTATTATGGCATTGATTATGACAATGACGGACAATTGGACAATTTTGATTGGTGGTGGGCAAATGACGAGGGCGAAAGAATTGCTGACACCGATTTGGATTTTAGACGAAACATTTATCAAAATATTGTCAATGATTACAACAGGACAGAATTAAATAAAATTTCAACATTAGGCACATTGTCGGCTGTTTTCGGATTAGATTTCTACCATTACAGAAAATCGTTTTATGTCCATTCGTGGGCAAATGTTATGCCGATTCATAAACATGTAATTGGGGACGAATTATATTCTTACGAATTATATTTTGGTGGGGATAATTGGTTGGATTACAACGTTGGTTTTATGTTTGGTTGGGACATTTCCAAAAAATTGTCTATTTTTACTGAATATGAAAACACACGTTTTTGGGATAAAAAACTTAAATATCTCAAAGCTGGATTAAATTACAAATTATGAATTTAAAATATTTTAATGTTTCTGAATTTGACAGCCCAGACGAAAAAGGTAGTGGAATAAATATGTGTCCTGATTTTTTAAAATTGTTGGACATTGTTAGGGAAAAATTTGGAAAACCTATGAAAATTAATTCTGGTTACAGAACACCGGAACACAATGATAAAATTGGTGGTGTAAAAAATTCAAGTCATGCCAAAATTCCATGTAAAGCAGTTGACGTTTCTTTAAGTGCATCAGCTGACAGGTGGAAATTTATAAAAATATGTTATGAATTAGGAATCACACGAATTGGAATTGGAAACACATTTGTTCATATTGATTGCGACACAGAAAAACCTGGTAAATTAATGTGGGATTATTACAAAGGAGCAAACAGGCGAAGCAAAAAATGAGCGATAAAAAAAAATTCAAAGACACAAAAGTCGGAAAATTTCTTTTAAACAACGGCAGTAAAATTGGCGATGCTGTTGCTGATTTGTTGCCGAATCAAGGTGTTTTAGGAGTTGTAAAGAATTTAATTGACAAAGACGACACAATGCCTCAACAAGACAAAGAAATGGCATTAAAACTATTGGAAATGGATAAAACTGAAATGGAACAAATTTCAGCACGTTGGACAGCAGACATGACATCAACAAGTTGGTTGTCAAAAAACGTCAGACCATTGACATTATGTTTTTTTTCTATTGCTTATATAATTGGTTGGTATTGTGGTTATGAATTGGATTCTGTTGCTGGAGTGCTTTCTTTAATTGTGGGAGCATATTTTGGAAGTCGTGGAATCGAAAAAGTTATGGGAAACAACCGACACAAATGATTGAATTTTTAGAACATTTTTTTGGCATATGTGGTGAATCACATTTAAATATAAATCACATTATTTTATTTTTTGTGTCGTCATATTTAAGTGGAATTTTTTTATATTATTTAATTAATGGCAAGAAAAAATATAGTAAACAAATATAAACCACCCAAAAAAAAATCACACCCACACAGCAAAAATGCTTCGAGGTTAAAATCCAGCAAAGGTTATAAGAAAAAATATCGTGGACAAGGTCGTGTTTAAATTTGCTATATTTGTAAAAAAATATTAACAATGGGATTGAAAGACACCGCATTTTTTGCTTGTATTGCATCAGCTTATAAAACTGGAAAATTATACAGCATTCAACCGACAGGTGGAAGTGGCGATTTGGATTATTCTGGAAACGTGGTAACAAAACGTAACGACAGCATGGGACAAATCAGAGATGTGGCACAAAATGTTCCAAGCATGAACTATCGAATCATGGACGGCGAAGTTGCTGGATTTCCTGAAATGGACATGCCAAAATCAAGAACAAATTTTTTAAAATATTCTGAAAATTTAAATTCAAGCTGGAATTCTATTAATGTAAATTATAATGTTGGAATGACGGCATCCATAAATGTTACTGGTGGATTCGGTGTAAATGTTATGACTGAAACCACAACAAGTAACGTTTCACATTTTATGTCCCAAACAATTACTGGAATAACATCAGGCAGACGTTATTGGTTTTCTTTATATGTAAAACCGATTCAACGTAATATAATAAGAATCCAAATGTCAAATGCTACAAATGACGTTTGTCAATTTTTTTTAAAAGAAGAAAGTGTTAGACAAACCGATGCTGGGGACGTTGCATTGGGTGGACAAAATGGTAGAATTTTAAAAATGCCAAATGGTTGGTATAGAATTTCTTGTGCATTTGTTGCCAATTCATCGGTAGGAACAATACGAATCTTAATACAAAAAGAAGTCAATGGGGTTGTTTCAAGCACATATACTGGCGAAAATGGAAAAGGATTTTACCTTTATGGCGCACAATTGGAATCAAATCCAAATACCAGCGCAAATGTTGGACCCAGCGCTTTAATTGCAACACAAGGGACAGCAATAACGAGAACAAATCCAGTTTTACAATCAAATGCCATTATAGGTTTTCCAACATTTTTTCCAATATCGGTTTATTGGGAAGGCAAAGTTGACCGACACGACACACAACAACATGTTTGGTCTTTGTTTAAAACAGGAGGGTTTCCAAATAATTATTTGTCATTAGATTTTAATTCAAATACTAACTTAAGAATTAGACGTTCATCTGTTGGTTATGGTCCTTTTGTTGGAACAGCAAATTTTGTAAATCTAAGAAACGATTATTTAAAAGCAGTCGTTGTTTTTAAAGACAATCAAAATTATGCTTTGTATATTAATGGTCATTTAATTGAAGGTTTTTCTGGCTCATTTATACCATTTGAATACGATAGAATTAGAATTGGATGTGGGTTAACAGACGGCAACGATACTGGACAAAGACAAAGTTTTAAACAACTTTTAATGTGGAATAGAGAATTAACCGAAAATGAAGCAATTGACGTTACAAGTTATAATTCATATGCCGATTTGGCAAAAGGCGGAAATTTTAAATTAGTTTAATATGGCAGAAATAAGAATTGGAAACGGCAAATGGGCAATTGGAAACGAGACCTTAATGGGTTATGGGACAACAAACAATAAATATAAACCAATCCTTGTTGACGGAAAAAGGTTTAGTGGAAAAACCACCAAAAATAAAAATAAAGAATTAACACAAATAACAAACAACACACCTTGTGTTAATTACAATGTTTCAAATCATGGCGCATTGGATATCCAAAATCAAGTAACAATTTATTCCAAAAACAGCGAAAATTTTGACAATTCATTGTCTGAATATTTTTTAAGTGGTGCTGATGTTAATTTAGTTCAAGGCACAAATAGTCCAAAAAACGACATACGTTTAAAATCCGATGCCAATGAAGAATTAATGCAAATATCAAAATTGACAAAAACAGGTTTTGGTGGTGGTGCTGGTTATTTACAATACTCAGAAACAGCAACATCTGGACAAACGTTTAGCATTTTTGCCAAAGCTGGAAGCACAAATTTTTGTGGTATTGCCTTTGGAATAAATGGAATTGCTATTCAAGATGTTTTAACCGTTGATTTGACAAATGGCAATTATAATTTTGATAACACAAATAATATTGTCGATAAAATACATGTTGTGGAATATTTTGGTGATTGGTATAGAATAAATATTTTATCACAATCCACAAGTGGAACATATTTATATCGTGTTTTTGCTCCAAATGCCATTAACACAAAAGTTTCAGACAATGGAAATTCTATTTTTATAACTGGTTTAAATTTTACAAGGGACAAATGTTTATTGCCATACGTCAATACATATGGTTTTACGTTAACAATTCCAAGGGACATCATGCACAGAATTGGAAATTGTCAATTGTTTTTGCCTTTAAATACAGCGAATCCACAACGTGGTTTGACATGGACAATGAAATTTTATCCAACAGAATTAATCCCCTCAAGATATATTTGTTTAGGACAAACAGGTATGGATGTTGCTTCATCAGTAGATAAATCTGTGATTGTTTGGAATATGTTAAGTCTTGGAAGTGGAAATTTTGATTTACGATTTGAATATAATTTAGGCAGTGCTGGTTATGTTTATGGAAGCTCATTTGTTGTTGCCAATATATCAGACACAACATTAAAAATTGGACAAACATATCATGTCGGTGTAACGTTTGAAAATGGCAGATTAAGATTGTCTTTAAATGGTAGTGATGCCAATATTTTAAATAATGGAAGCACACCTAATAGTGGAAGCATGACATCATATTTTGCTCCTGTATTAAATGATAGTTCAACAAATCGAGAATTTAATGATTTAAGATTTACTAAAGCAAATGTTGAAAATCAACCAATGCCAGCAGGAATTATTGACACAGCCATTTATGATAGGGCAATGACACAATCAGAATTAAATTCTTTAACTTTACAATAAAAATAAAATTATGTATCATAAAAAATATGAATTTGATAGCAAAGAACAATTTGAAACGTTAAAATTAGATGTGCCACATATGTTTGAAAAAAATCAAAATGATGAGGACGTTTTTGTTTATACGTGTCAAGATTTAATTGTTATATTAGACGAATTGCCATTGTCGGAACCTGAATTAGATGAATTTGGAAATATTGTTGGTGATGTTGAATGGTCTGGAAAATATCATGTCGATGCTTTATGGATGGACGAAGCGAATGAGCCTGACAGCTGGAAAGAATATTTTATACAATTAGACAACGTTGGTGTTCATGGATTTGCTGGTGTAAATTATATAGAAAATAATTAATATAAAATTGTTATATTTGCTATAGTTTAATTTTTTAAAAAGAAAAAAAATGGCAAGCAATGTTTTTAACGGAACAGATTTATTATTAAAGATTTCAGCTGATAGTGGCACACCAACAATTATTGGACATGCAACAACAGCCAGTTTATCATTGAGTCAGGATTTACCTGAAGCAACAACAAAAGATAGTTCAGGTTTTGCAGAACACATTTCTGGATT